TGAATATAAAGGACAAATTGGAACAAAAGAATATGGCCATTTATTAGTAGGAATTGCAACAGAATATAATGAAGCTTTACTTGTTGTTGAAAATAATAACGTAGGTTGGAATACTATACAAACAATATTAGATAGAGGTTATAAGAATTTTTATTACTCAACTAAAGGAGAAGTAACATCAGATTCTTATTTTGATAGATACCAAGACAATAATAAATTAACACCCGGATTTACCAATTCTTTAAAAACTAGACCTATGGTTATTGGTAAATTTCAAGAATATTTAATGGATAAATCTGTTATTTTTCATTCAAAACGTCTTATTGAAGAAATGAAAGTATTTGTTTGGAAAAATGGAAAAGCAGAAGCACAAAATGGATATAATGATGACTTAATAATAAGTTTTAGTATTGGTCAATACTTAAGAGACACATCATTTAAATTCAAACAACAAAATTTAGACGCTACTAAAGCAGTACTAAATAATACATACGTTAATAAACCTTCATTTATGGGAGGATATAGCGCTAATAATGTTCAAAATCCATATGCTATGGATATTAAAGGACAAAATGAAAGCATTAGGTGGCTTTTTTAATATATTTATAAATAAATTATGGCAGATACAAGTATTTTTACAAGACTAAAACGATTATTTAGTAGTGACGTTATCATAAGAAACGTTGGAGATAATGAATTAAAAGTAGTAGACGTTAATTCTATTCAAAAGAGTGGAAAAGTAGAAACTAACTCTTTATTAGATAGATTTGATAGAATTTACTCAACTAGTCCTACATCATTATATGGACATCAATCATCACTAAATTATCAAATATTAAGAACCCAATTATATTCAGAATATGATGTAATGGATTCAGATGCTATTATAGCATCAGCATTAGATATTATAGCTGATGAATGTACATTAAAAAATGAGATGGGTGAGGTATTACAAATTAAAAGTAGTAACGAAACTATACAAAAAATATTATACAATTTATTTTATGATGTTTTAAATGTAGAATTTAACTTATGGACATGGATTCGTAATATGTGTAAATATGGTGATTTCTTTTTAAAATTAGAAATTGCTGATAAATTTGGTGTTTATAATGTAATTCCATATTCTGCTTATCATATTGAAAGACAAGAAGGATATGATAAAGAAAATCCATCAAATGTAAGATTTAGATTTGATCCTGATGGGTTAGGAGCTGGAACATATGGTCAATATAATGTGCCTGGTAGAGAAGATGGTAGGTCAATTATATTTGATAATTATGAAGTAGCCCATTTTAGATTACTTACAGATATTAATTTTTTACCTTATGGTAGATCTTATATAGAACCAGGTCGTAAATTATGGAAACAATATGCGTTAATGGAAGATGCAATGTTAATCCATCGTATTGTAAGAGCACCTGAAAGAAGAATATTTTATTTAAACGTTGGAGGTATTCCACCAAATGAAATTGATAATTTTATGGAAAAAACCGTTTCTAAAATGAAACGTACTCCATATATTGATCCACAAACTGGTGAATATAATTTAAAATACAACATGCAAAATATGTTAGAAGATTATTATATACCAGTTAGAGGTAATGATAATTCAACTAAAATTGATACTGCAAAAGGATTAGAATATGAAGGTATAAAAGACGTAGAATATTTAAGAGATAAATTGTTTGCTGCTCTTAAAGTACCTAAAGCATTTATGGGTTACGAAAAAGATTTAACTGGTAAAGCAACATTAGCAGCGGAAGATATTCGTTTTGCTCGTACAATTGATAGATTACAACGTATTATTCTTTCAGAATTATATAAAATAGCATTAGTTCATTTATATACTCAAGGCTATAAAGATTCAGAATTAACAAATTTTGAATTAATGATGACTACACCATCTATTATATATGATCAAGAAAGAATTGCATTAATGAAAGAAAAAGTTTCATTAGCTAAAGATGCAGTTGATTCAAAATTATTACCTAGTGATTGGGTTTATAAAAATGTATTTCACTTTAGTGAAGATGAATTTGATGATTATAGAGATTTAGTTCGTGAAGATGCTAAACGTGATTTTAGACTTGAACAAATGAAAAATGAAGGTAACGATCCAACAGAATCAGGTAAATCATATGGTACACCACACGACTTAGCATCATTATATGGTACAGGTAGATACCAAGAAAACCCAGCAAATGTTCCTCCAGGATATAATGAAGATGCTAAATTAGGAAGACCAGTTGAAAAATCATCTTTTATAAACACTCAAAAAGATCCATTAGGTAGAGATAGATTAGGTAGAAAAGCAAATAAAATAGACGATTCAGAAGAAAATCAAATAAGAGAAAATCATGATTCTAAAAAAGAATTTATGAAAAATAAAAAATTATTAGAGTCGTTAGAAAATAAAATTTTAGCGTCAGGTATCAATAAAATTGAAATGTTAGACGAAAAAAATATAAAGGAATAATAACTTAATATATTTATAATATATACTCAAAATGATGATTATTAAACATAATAAAATGCGTAATACTGGGATATTATTTGAACTATTAGTTCGAACTATTACAGCTGACGCGTTATCTAATAAAACTTCTCCAGCAGTTGATATTTTGAAAAAACACTTTATAAAAAGTGAATTAGGAAAAGAATATAAACTTTATGAAACTGTATTTAAAAATATTCCTTTAAGTGAAACTAAAGCAGAAATAACTTTAAACGCTGTATTAGAAGCTTCACATAATTTAAATAAAAATATTTTAAAACGTGAAAAATATAATTTAATTAAAGATATTAAAGAACATTATAATCTAAATGAATTTTTTAAAACTAAAATTTCTAATTATAAGGCTCAAGCATCATTATATATGTTAATAGAAACATATAGTAATAAAGATATTGATCCTAGTCAAGTTATAAACAATAAAGTTAATTTATTAGAATGTTTAACTTCTACACAAATTAAACCCGCTCAAGAATCTATAGATGAATTTAAAGGATACGATAAAGATTTACGTATTCTTACTTATAAAATATTATTAGAGAAATTTAATGAAAAATATAATACTTTAAATTCTGATCAAAAATTAATATTAAAAGAATATATTAATATTGTAGATAACGCTTCACAATTAAAAGAATTTTACAATAAAAAAATTGGAGAACTTAAGCTTAAATTAACAATACAAAATAAAGATATAACAAATCCTGTAACTAAAATTAAACTTACTGAAGTTATTAATTTACTTAAGCCTATTTCAAAAACTGAAAATGTTAAAAACGAAAATGTTGTTAGTTTATTACAATACTACTCACTAGTTGAAGAATTAAATAACACTAAACAATGAAACATTCAGAATTAAGAGATAAAATTAAACATATAATTAAAGAAATGTCAATGACAGGAGGTGGAACAGTAGGTGCTGCATCTACGTCTGGAGTTGGCATGAATTATGCTACCCCAAAAGCTTTTAAAAAAACAGGTAATATAGGACCAGGTCCCAAAGCTGGTAAAGATGGTGTTAAAGATAATTATTATGTAAAAAAATTTGGCTTTATACCAGTAAATCGTAAAGAATTAACTAAACAATCTAAAGGTATAGATTATAAAGATCTTTGGGGTAAAACATATAAATAATAAAATTTTAATATTTATTAACATGAGTAATACTAAAAATAAATTACGTGCGCTAAAAATAAAATTAGCAAACTTACAAATAGAAATTCAAGCACTTATTGATAAAGGTGAAAGAGAACCTGGAATGATTGATGCAATAGCAGCTGATATTAGTGATTTTACTGATGAGGTTACTAAAATAAGAAAACAGTTAGATGTTTTTAAACATAAAACACCTAAAACTGAATCAATATTCGAATTATATAATAAAATAAAAGATAAATAAAATGGCAACATTACAAGAGCAATATTTACTAATTAAAGAAGGAAAAGGTCATAAAGATGTGTTTATGAAACAAGCTTTAAGACAATTTCCTAATTTAGTCACTCAATCCTCTACGTTTAAACAAATTTCAACTATTTTAAAACAAAAAGGACTTATTACTGAAAATTATATAGATTTACAACCTATTAATGTTGTTAGTAATCCTCAAAAAGAAGATTATGAGCTTAAATTTGAAAAATTTTTAAGTGAAGAAAAAAATTATACTAAATCATCTCAAGAAGTTGATATTAAAGCTGATTCTAAAAAATCAAGTAAATCAGCTGACGAATATAAAGAAAAATCATATCATGAACAATATGAAGCTAAAACTGGAGATAATGTTATTTTTGGACAATTAATTAAAGGTATTCAATTTGAAATGGATAAACCTGAAAATGAAGAAAAATCATTAGAAGATATTAGAAAAATTGTATTAAAAAATTTAGCTAAAGATCCAATTTATTATACAAAAAATGCTGCTTTTGGTGTTGAAGGAGCAGGATATACAGATCAAATTCCTGGATTTAAACCATCTAAAACAGATAAAATGGAAGCTATTTCTAAAGAAAAAATTAAATCTAATGTTCAAGATAGTTTAGGTAAAAAAGAATCTAAAAAAGGAACACCAAAACAAATTAAACAAGAATTAGGATTTATACCTAAAAGTTCTAAAGGTGTTAAAAAGATGGCTTTACCTGGTAAAGAAAAGAAAATTAAATTAAAAGAAAATTTTGATATTTCTGGATATCCTAGAGAAGAAGTATTTTTATATTTAGAAGATGCTAAAGAAGTAGCAGAAAAAATATCTAGAGAAGAAGGAGTAGTACAACATGTTAATCAAACACTACATGGATATAAAATAGAAGATTGGTATGATTCTGATTCTACAGTAGCTTCTTTTGAAAATGGAATGCAAATAAATGAATCTTTTGCGATATTTAAAAATAAAAATAACACACAGCCTAAATGGGTAAATATGTTTGATTTAGAAAATGCTGTTAAAAAAGAATTTATTAGTAAAGGAAGACAATTATCTAAAGATGAAATTGATGAATTTATTAAAAAACAACTACCTAAAATAAATCAAGGTGAAGGTAAATATAAAAAATCAGTAGAAGCTTTAGCTAAAGAAATGTTTAAAATAAATGAATCTGTTAATAATATTACTATTAAACAAATAATTAGAGAAGAATTATCTAATATATTAGAAGAAATATCAAGTTTAGATCATTATTTAGAAGGATTAAATAACCATGATTTTTTCTATAAATTTTCAGATGATGAACGAGAATATGATAAAGGTAAAGATAGTGAAATGAAATTACAAGTTTTATATAATTCATTATCAGAAGATGATAAAGAACAAGCATTTGAAGCTTGGAGAGAACAAATGAATTTACATTTTCCTCAAAGCGCAGATTATTGGAATTCTATGAATGTAGATCAATTTAAAGGAATATAATATGGAAAAACAATTATTAATTGAAACTATATCATTTACATTAAATCCTAAACAAATTACTGAAAGTGTAACTAAATCAGGTAATTTAATAGTTGAAGGTTTATTAGCAACAGCAGAAAAAGTAAATGGTAACGGTAGATATTATCCTAGAGAAATTTGGGAACGTGAAATTGATAGATATATTAACGAGCATGTTAAAAATAATAATGCTGTAGGTGAATTAGACCATCCTGATAGTCAAGTAGTTAATTTAAAAAATGCTTGTCATAATATTAAAAAAATTTGGTGGGATGGAGATAGAATTTATGGTCAATTAGAAATTTTACCTACACCATCAGGTAACATTTTAAAAGCTTTAATTCAAAGTGGAATAACTATAGGTGTTTCATCTCGTGGAATGGGTTCATTAAAACAAATTGGTGAAACATTAGAAGTACAAGATGATTTTACTTTATTATGTTGGGATTTTGTTAGTACTCCTTCAAATAAAGGATCTTGGATGGAACCAGTAAATTTAAATGAAGGATTATCATTAAACTCATTTAACAAATATTCTAAAGTTAATTCAATCATAACAGATATTTTATGTTCAAATGGAACATGTCCAGTTTGGTAAAAAATATTAACAACAATTAATTATAAAACGCTTCCCTAAAAAGAAGCGTTTTTTTTTGCGTAGAAATGTAATTTTGACTCTTTTCGACATACGTATTCCCGAATAATATGCTATTCTCACCTTTATATAGCATTACATATTAATAATTTTATTGCGCTACTATTTAATAAGCGTATTAACGTCAAAAAACAATTTAAAAACAAAATGACAAACAAAGATTTGCTGAAAGAGGCTATCGCCGATGCAAAAACTGTTAAAGAAACAGCAATTGCAAATGCCAAAGCTGCTCTTGAAGAAGCATTTACTCCACATTTAAAAGAAATGTTCTCTGAAAAATTAAGAGAAATGGAAGATGAAGAATCAATGACAGAAGAAGCACATGAAACAAAGCATGAACCTATGCATTCATCTAGCATGCAAGAAGAAGAATTAGATTTAGAAGCTTTGTTAAAAGAATTAGATGAAGAAGCTGAAATGGACGAAGAAGAAATCTATGAAGCTAAAAAAGAAGAAAAAGCTCACGCTTCTGAAAAGAAAGAAAAAGCTCATTCATCTAAAAAAGAAAAAGAAGACAAAGAAATTTCACTTGAAGACATGTCTGAAGACGAATTAAAGAAATTCGTTGAAGAA